CAGCCCTGCTGCCATGCAAGGAACGAACCGGAAGGGTACATCCATGACGTTCACACCGCCGCCAGCATCTTGCACCCGGCGCATGCGCCAGTAGACAAACTGGTAGGTCTGGGAGCCATCAGGTGTAGGCCACACAGTGACACGGGGGGTGTTGTTGACACGGATGGGGTCGCTTGCAACGGGTGTCTGCTGAGTCGTGCCGTTTTGTGCACGAAACACGTTACTCAGGGTATTGCCTGAGATGTAGTTGTAAAACACCGTCTCTGTGCCGCCAGAAGCCACAATGTCCACGTACCCAATGGCTGGGAGCCCCACAACGGAGTTCAGCGTGATCGTCGCGGCGGTTAAGTCTTGGGACACAAACGTTGAAGCGGTGGTGGCCACCTGCCCGTCCAGGCGCTGATACCAGACCTGAATGGGCCGTGCTTGGTTGAGCTTGTTGGGGATGGTTGCGTAGGTGGACACGCTGATGCGCGTGATGGTCAAGTCCGCTTGGTTGGACAGGATGTTGGCATTGGTGCGGATCACATGGTCCAGCAAATCCACGGTGTCTGAGGGGATTGCGTAGGTGTTCAACCCTTGTGTCAGGGTAATCGTCCCCTGCTCAAACGTCCACATGTTGACGCCACGGTTGGCCCAGTCAGCAAACAGTAAGTTAAGGGACCGACGCGCAGTTCGCAGGTCATACCCCGTGCGCATCTCTGAACCCGCACGCTCAAACGCCTCCTCGACCAACTCGGTGAGGTCGAGGTTAAAGCCTGATTGTCCAGAGGTGACTGCCATTATCTAAATCCTGCCGTTTTCTTCGCAATGCTCTTGGGTTGCGCCACAAACTGCTTACCTGCCGCCTTACCTTGCCGCTTGGCTTTGGTGGTAGCCGCGTACTCAGCAGGAGACAAGGACTTGATTGCTGCTTCTGGAAGATACCGCTCCCCCGTCTTGGACGAAGGCTTCCCCGACTTGGTGCGCCATTTCTGGTCACCCCAGTTTTTCAGGGAAGTCTGCGGTGCTTTCATTCAAAGTCTTCAGCGGTCAAACCAGCATCTTCAAGCGCCAACTCTTCCAAAATTTCATCCGTGCCACAAGTGCAAGGGCCTTCTTCCATAATGGCGCAATTGTCCATATGTCCTTTAATCACGATAACCTCCTCCAGCCGCTTTGTACTTCTTAGCGACAAGTTGTGCTTTACGGGCAGACCATTGCCCTGCGCCCGTACCATGAGTTGCCGCTGCTTTAACCTGAGACACAATTCGTTTACGCAAACTTGGCTTGGTGTAATTGCCCGCAGCATTCACCGTTCCACCTTCTTTGTACTCGGTGAAATCAGTGTCATCCCGGCGCTTCTTACGCTTTGCTCCAGGCATTTTGGAGGGGTCGATGTCCCCCATCCCACGGCTGGCCATCATCTCAGCACATCTTCCCGCCAGATTTCATCTTAATCATCGTGCCCTTGGTTTTACCCTTGGTCTCGATGCCGCCACCTTTGGCATAGGCCATACCGCCTTTTGCCATTTTCTTCATTGGCATTTCTTTTTTACCTGCTGCCATTGCTTTTTTCTTAGCAATCATTTCCATGAAAGGGTTTGCTTTAGCCATATCACCACCTCTTTTAAAAGACTTGCCTTTATCGGCGTTGCTGAAATCTTTGCCCACGGACTGTGGGACTCCTACCTTCTTGGCAAACGATGGGTTGTTGGCCACCGCAGCCATGAAATTGTGCTGTTTCTTACTTGTTGACGGCATCTTTATACGCCCACCGTTGTACGGTATCAGTTTCCCAGATGCGGATAACCATCCATACGATGGTCAACACGCCGCCAATAAGTGTTACCACGGGCGTCATCCACCCTAAGAAACCCCCAAGGCCCATCACTACGGCAGCGCCATCAGTCATTGTTTTTATATCGTTGTTCATGTCAGTACATCTTTCCACGGGTTCTACCCCGTTGGGCAATACCGTCTGCACGTTTGGATGCTGTCATGCCGCCACGTTTAAAAGATTCAGACGTTGCATCCTTGTTTTCAGGCGAGTTCAGTCTGAACGTGTCTTGTATGTTTTCAATCTTGGCCGCTACATTGGGGTCAGACGCGTTTGCAGACAAATTAGCGCCCCGGATAGGTGCGTTGGAGTCTCTTGCTCTTGAAGCACCTTGCTCCGAATCAATCCTGGCTCTAGTTGCCTTCATGGTAGAACTGGGAATCTTGCGTTGCAAACCCTTGTCCATGTTCAGCAAGTCGGTCAAGTCTTTTTCTGCGCCGTACTTCTCTCTAAAGGAATCAAGTTCTTTGGCAGAAACAACGGCTTTACCGCCGCGAGTTGCTCTGTTTGGGTTTGGTGTGTAGTCCATGTTTGCCTCAACATTTCCAAGCCCGCAGGCTTTTGTTAATCCGACTGTTTGGGTCTTTGGCTGTCTTCTCGGATGTGAGCTTTTTCTTCATCCCAGTCATCCTTGCACAGAAAGAGTCGCGCCTGCTGCCGCCCTCGGGCTGCGGTGCTTTCAGACCCGGCTTGCCGGGATTGGCTTTGTTGTAGGAAGCTCGGCCTTTGGCGTTCAAGCCACCCTTCTCCGATTTGCCTTCCTTGCGAGTCCATGCAGGGGATTTAGCCATAGAACACCGAGAGACTGGTTAACGAGCCAACGCTCAGCGTCAAATACAGACCCGCAGACGCCAAAATACCTTCGCCGGGGACGAGGACATACGTGGAGTTGGCTACTGTTTGGCTTGTAATGTCCATCGTAAACAAAACAGCGCCTGAAGCACTGCCATTACGAATTTCAAATGTGCACGCGGTGCTTATAGCAGGTGTAACAATAAAACCTTTTAGTCGTGTGCGTTCTGCAAAATACGACCCAGCGGTGCTACGGTGCGCTGATTTAACGTCTGTTTGCATCGTCATAATCAAACTCCTTTTTTAACAGGGGCCGAAGCCCCGTTGGGTTGATTAAGAGTTGGCAAACGGCGTGGCAACAGTACCAGTACCCATCACCGTGCCTTTGACCATGTACTTCAGAGCGGCAACAGCAACAATTTGCACCCATGAGCCCGCAACACCGCCAGTGGTGGTGCCGTTCAAGTTGATGAAATCGTTAGCGGCGGCGGCAGAGAAACCAACTAAAGTGGTTCCATCAACATCGGTGTCGTTCATGATGATTGTGCCAATGTACTTGTCAATACCATCAGTAGCAATTTTCAACGAGCTAGTGGAGATGGTGGTGGGTACCCAGATCGTGTAGACAACACCTTGATTGTTAGCGGTGCTGGGGTCTTGGCCAGGGCCAGAAGTTGTGGGGTTTGTTGCTGCGCTAATAGTTGGCAACGTCAGCGTAAGTGTTGCGGCCAATGATCCACCAACGCTAATGATGCGACCGCCGTGGGATACGGGGTCCAGCGTGGTGCTAGAAGTGATTGCAACAACAGAGGCTGGGCCTTGTTGGTAAACGCCGCCCAATGAACGAACTGGGCCTTGAAACGTAGTGCGTGCCATGATAATTTCCTTACATGCAAGTTGGGCGTATCTGTCTGCATGTCGTCAGCCGGGACTGTCAGATACACCGGAAAGCCCGGAATGGGTGCAATATATCATGGTTTTTGGTGGGGTGCAAGGAGCTTGTTTGACTTCTTCAAGTTTTCTTTTTGCGTAATAACGCGCAAGTTCCATGGCACATGCAAACCGCACACTTCATGCGAACGCAGGGGCACAATGTGATCGACAACATACTGTTCCCCAGTAGTTTGGGTCATGATTATGGCCATCTTGTACATTTCGCGCATTTGGGCTTTTTGGCTTTTACTAAGCCATTTGGGCGTGGCTTCACGGTGCTTACGTCTCCGGTTCTTGGTATCGGCGCGTACCCAAACAAGGTTGCGCTCTTTCCACGCATTCTGATATTCACGCTTTACGTGCTGCGGACGCGTAGACGCCGCAGCAATAACCGTTTCACGGTTTTCTATGTACCACGCATTCTTTCGGTCTTTGACATCTTCGCGCTTGTTGTACTCACGAAAGTACCCCGCCCTAGCTTCGTTGCCTTTTACCCACTCAACCTTTAGACACTCAACACAAGCGCCTTTAGTTTTGCGTGGGGCTATGTGCCCGTGTTTGCAGGGCTGTCCGGTGAAATAGTACTTACTGCCGGTTTTCTTTGCTTCTTCCCGTGTGGCGGGCATGTGGGATATGTCCACTGTTTTCTCCTGTGACTTAGTTACAGGTAATTGTAGCACAATAAAAAGCCACCCGAAGGTGGCTTTTAGAGAGGTCGGAGATATTAGGCTCCGGCTGAACCCCACATTCCGAGCGGGTCACTCCACCCAAAGGAATAACGCTCACGTGCTTTGTAGCGAACGTTTCCAGTATCGAAGTCTCCATCCATCGAGTTTGCCAGGGGCATACGCTCGAAATGCTTCATGCCGTTGGGAACGTCGGTAATCAAATACCAGCCGTTCGTGTCGGTCAAGAAGTGGTTGACGCAGTAGCCTTCAGGAATCGCACCCATCTGCTTGATAGCGTTGATGTCGTTATCAGCAGTAGAGACACGCAGTTCAGTGTCAAGCAAACGCTTGGCAACGAACATCAGTGCTGGGGGGATGACCATCTTGCGGGGCTTGGCAGCGATCAACAGACCACGCTCATCGGTCCATGCAGCGATTTGAATCACGGCATTTTCCAAGGAGGTCTCGTTCAAGTCCACACCAGTGGTTGGGCTGTTGAAGTTAACAGCACCATTAACCAAGGGGTGGCCAACACGAGTGCTGGAGCTGTTGTTACCGAACAAGGTCACGCCGTCACCACCCAGGTACGAACCGTTGAAACCGTTATTGATAACGGAGGCGGCTTTAACCTGCTTGGTATAGGACATCGCACGGGCCAGGGCTTTGGTGTAACGAGCAGACAGTGAGTCGTACAAGTTATCTTCCACAGCTTCCTCGGTGATCGAGAAGCCCAGGGCGATGGTTTCGTGGTTGTAACGGGCGGTGAACGCTTCCTGCGCATTGTCGTAGGAGATGGCGGAACCCTCGTTCTTAACGGGAGCAGCACCGAAACCAGCAAGCTTGGTCTCTTCTTCGAAGCTACGCTCTGATTTCTCAGTTTCGTAGAGTTCTTTGTGCTCT